TTGGTTTAATTTCACCACGAAACGGTGAGACTAAACCTAGTTCGAGCCAGGCTCAGACTCAATCGGTCGCACATGGCTGATCTCAGGCTCATTCAGGGCGCATCGGAATTAGGCGGTGTGGAATTCGGCTATATGAAGCCGAGAATCCAATCTCGCGTGCCTAATCTGCGTTCGCGTGGGTGGGAATTGATTGATTTCAGCGCACAATGCGGCTTGGAGCTTATGGGCTGGCAGAAATACCTGGCAGTCCAGGCAATGCGCGTCAAACCTGACGGTAGATTTCACTTCCCGTTGGTCTGCGCGGTCGTGGCGCGTCAGAATGGCAAGAGTACGCTTATGATCTCCCGCATTCTTTGGGGATTATTTGTTCAAAAGGATTCGCTTCAAATTGGATCAGCGCATCGATTGACAACATCGCTTGAGACATTCCGACACCTGGTTAATATCATTGAAGGTAACGAATCGTTATCAAAGCAAGTTAAAAAGATTCGATGGGCTCACGGATCAGAGGAAGTCGAGACGATTCACGGATCGCGTTACATGGTCAAAGCCGCTAACAGCGCGGCGCGTGGTATTTCAAAGCCCGAGACGGTCTTCATGGACGAATTACGAGAACACAAAGACCTGGACGCTTGGTCATCGATGAAATACACGATGATGGCGGCAAAGAATCCGCAAGTATGGACACTCAGCAATGCAGGCGACAGTCATTCCGTAATCTTGAATCAGCTACGCGAACGCGGGTTGCAGGCATCGGCAGGTGCGGGCAGTGACGATATTGGTTACTTCGAATGGTCAGCGCCGACTGACGATATTCATGACATCGAGAATTGGAAGCACGCGAATCCGTCAATGGGTCGCACGATCCATATCGACAACATTGCATCGGCGACTAATGACGCACCTGATGTCTTTAGGACAGAGGTACTTTGCAGGTGGGTCGATAGCATCAATCCAGCAATCCCAAGCCAGGAATGGGCGGATTGCGAAGATACATCGTTGAAGCTGGACGAAAGCAAGACAACATGGCTTGGAATTGATCTGAGTCCTGATCGCCGACACGGTGCTTTGGTTGCGGCACAACGAATTGACGATGAACGCTTCTTTGTCCAGCTTCTCCACACCTGGCACAACCCTGTATCGCTTGACGATAAGACGATTGCCAATGACATCGCGCCTTATGCCCGCCGCTTCACAGCTCTCGAATCTGTGGTCTATTCCAAGCGCACGGCATCAGCCATTGCAATGCGGCTATCGCCCGCAGGAATACCCACAACCGACATCGATGGCGTTGAATATGCGATGAGCTGTGATCAGCTTTTATCGGCGGTCGTATCAAAGCGGTTGCGGCATAAAGGTCAGCCTGAATTGACCAAACAAATTCTTTCAGCTTCTAAATTACCGTATGGCGATGGGGCTTGGGTTATTGGGCGGCGCGCGTCAAAGGTTGCAGTCTGCGCGACTGTGGCATCGGCGCTTGTGACTCACTTTGCGACACGCCAAGACACGGAAGTCGATATTCTGATCGGGTAGATGTATAAGAGCGCGACAATTCAGACATGAAATTGCGCGATCTCATTGTCGGTGCGCCTAATCCTGCACCCGTACAAGTTACAGCCGCCGCCGAATATCTGCCCGTCAATTCATTCGATGCTTTTGGGTCATATTTCTCAACATCGACAACGGCGCTTCGCGAGGAAGCAATGGCAGTGCCTACTTTGGCACGCGCTCGCAACATAATTTGCTCGACAGTCGCCAGCACATACATCGATGTATGGCAGAAATCGACCGAGACTCGAATCGATCCGCCGCGCGTCATTAATCAGCCTGATCCACGCGTGCCAGGTGCAAATGTATGGAGCTGGATTGCCGAAGACATTATTTTTTATGGATACGGATATTTGCGTGTAATCGATCGTTATGCAGAAGACGGCAGAGTTCGCGCCGCAGAAAGAATTGCTCCAACTCGCGTTACTGTCAAGACAAATGCTAAAAGCACCGAAATCACCGGTTATTTGATTGATGGCAATCCTGTCCGGAATGAAGATATGAAAGTCTTTATGGGTATGGACGAAGGATTGCTCAATCGTGCAGGACAGACAATCAAAGCTGGCGCATGGTTAGAGCGCACTGCATTGAATTATGCAAAAGAGCCCGCGCCACTGACTGTAATGAAGACAAATGGCACTGCAATGCCAGGAGATCGCATTCGCACACTTTTGGATTCCTGGTCTAAAGCTCGCAAAGAGCGTGCCACTGCATTCTTGAATGCTGATGTCGTACTCGAGAAATTAGGCTTTAACCCTTCCGAAATACAGCTCAATGAAGCCCGCCAATACATAGCTTTGGAATTATGCCGCGCAATCGGCATTCCAGCCTGGTTCGCGTCCTCTGATCCGCAATCAAACACATATTCCAATGCGATTAATCAGAGACGCGATCTAATTGATTACTCTCTCAAGCCTGTGATGACAGTCATTGAACAACGCTTGAGCCAAAGTGACTTTCTGCCATCAGGACAATACGCACGCTTTAATTTTGGCGAATTCTTGCGTGGCAATCCATTGGAGCGTGCGCAGGTTTATCAGATTTTGTCAGGCATCGGCGCAATTACACCCGATGAAATTCGCAGAGAGGAAGACATGATCCGATGAAGATACAAGTACCGTTAAAGATTACTGCCGCAGATTCAAATGCGCGCACAATCTCAGGACGCATTGTGACATTCGATGAAGTCGCATTAACAAGCGCAGGACGCACAATCTTCCGTGCTGGATCAGTGCCAATGACACCTGTGAAGTTAAATCTCGAACACGATATGACACGCCCAATTGGTCGTACTTTGTCAATGGACGAAGTGTATGAGAAAGATAAATTGGTCGGAATCAATGCAACTTTTAAGATTGCCAATACAACATCAGGCAATGACGCACTCGAGGAAGCAATGGCAGGTCTGCGTGATGGATTCTCAGTCGGCGTTGCAGTCGATGATTATGAGACTGAAGATGGCGCGATGATCATCATTGCAAGCGAATTAATTGAGGTCAGCCTGGTGACAGAGCCCGCAGTGCGATCTGCCCGAGTTGCAGATGTAGCCGCAAGTGAGGACAAAGAAGATTCTGAAGCTGAAGATGCTTCAGATGTACCAACAAACCCGACCGAAGGAGAACAAGTGGAAGACACTACCGTTCAAGACGCTCCTGCCGCTCAAGAGACGGTGGAAGCTTCACTCAAGATCGAAGCGTCATCGCGTCCAGCTTTCTATGCAAAGCCACGCCTTGATCCAAGCCCGATCAAGTATCTCGAGAACACTGTACGCGCCGCGCTAGGTGATGAAGATGCTCGTCTTTATGTTGCCGCCGCCGCAGATACGACCGACAATAGTGGTCTGGTACCCACCAGACAGCTCACAACCGTGATCAACGGGCTAACAAATACATTCCGTCCAAGCATTGAAGCCATCAGCTCAGGTGTATTGCCTGATGCTGGCATGTCCTTCGAATTGCCTAAGATCACCGTTGTACCAACTGTCGCCGACACTGCCGAAGGTAATGCACCAAGCGAAACCGATCAGAATGCGGCTTTTGTAACTGCAACTGTCAAAAAGTATGCAGGACAACAGACTTTCTCTGTGGAATTGCTAGACCGCACAAGTCCTGCGTTTTTTGAGGAATTGATGCGCACTCTCGCAGGAGCGTATGCAAAGGCTACAAATGCGGCAGTAAATAACGCGCTCATTGCAGGTGCAACACTTGACAGCACAACCACCACAACATATCCGACAGCTTCAGAGCTTCTCGGAATTGTTGCACGCGGTGCGGCAAGCGTTTATGGCAATACTCAGAAATTTGCGTCAAGCATGATCGTATCGAGCGGTCAATGGTCAAATATCATGACCTTGAACGATAACGGTCGTCCGATTTATAACGCATCACAGCCACAAAATGCAGGCGGTGTTGTAACACCTTCATCACTTCGCGGCAATGTCGCAGGTCTTGATCTCTATGTTGATTACAACAACGGCGGCGATGGAGATGGCACAATTCTCATTGTCGATCGCGATGCATATCAGTGGTTCGAAAGCCCATCATTCCAGCTTCGCAGTAACTTGATCTCAACAGGTCAAGTCTCAATCATGATGTATGGGTATGGTTCCATCGTCACGAAGATTGCGGCTGGCGCTTTCAAGAATAACAAGCAGTAATCGCCACCCTAGTCATGGACTGATTCGCTCCTGAGTCAGTCCAGCCGAATCGAAAGGATCAGAGCTGATGCCAGCAATAATCACTGCAACTCAATTGCGGAATGTGCTTGGTGTTAGCTCTGCCCTTTACGATGACACATATTTGAATCAAATTATTGACAGCGCGGAGAACATAATCCTTCCGATGCTGGTACAAAATAGTTCTAAAGTCGCGTGGGTTCAATTGAAAGATAATGTGGCTTTTTATTACACAGTACGCCCGCACGGATTCACGACCGGTCAAAGCATTGTGATCTCAGGACTTCCATCAATATTTAACGGCACAAAGACCGTGACAAATGATTATCGATTTATTTCAGAATATACGCCGCAATATGGCTATCCATTCCCATTCTTACCTGCGGGATATTCAATCGACTTTAATGGTCAAGTATTCTCATGCGCGGTTACAAATGCAGACATCGAGCTTCAGCCATCAATACCACAAGGCACTGCATACTTATCAGGCTATGACGCGGCGACTTTGTACGCCAGCACTCCCGCAGTCGAATCTGCGGTCTATGTCGTCAGCACAGAGATATTTCAATCCCGACTCTCGATCGGCGGTCAGCTCGAAGGCGTAGATTTTGCACCTACGCCATTCCGTCTTGGGCGATCATTGCTTTCGAGAGTCCAAGCTTTGCTCGCACCGTATCTTGATGTCGAAACAATGGCTCAATAATGCCTGCCAATTCAATTCAAGTCGATATTCGCGATGCTCTCAAGACAGCATTCTCAGGACTTGCCGCATCAACATATAACAGCGTGCCTGAGTCAGTCATATCACCCGCAATCGTGTTAGTACCTGGATCACCTTATTTCGAGCCACAATTGCTATCAAAAGGCAATGTCAAAATAAAAGTAAATATAGTTGCAACGGCAATCGTGTCGTATAACAGCAATCCAGCTTCTCTCGATAATATCGAGAAGCTAATCATTAGCATTCTAGCGGCTTTGCCTGCTGGATACATCGTGGGCGTTGTGGAGCGTCCATTGGTGACACAAATTGGTGCGGCTCAGTACCTTACGGCTGACATCAATATTTCAACATACTTCACTCAGACCAATTAAGGAGTAATCATGGCAACGACCGTCATCACGGGGCGCGATCTAGTCTTGACGATCGCGACCAAAAATTACGATGAGCAAGCTTTATCGGCAACGCTCAGCAATGATCCGACCATCGAGACTTATCAGACTTTGTATCAAAAAGCTTATAAGCACATTGATGATCAGTGGAGCTTTGAAATGGAGATGCTCGCCGATTGGGGCGCGGCTGATTCACTTTGCGAAGCTTTATGGAATGCAACCGAAAGCGCACCGAATACAACTTTGGCAGTCTCGCTGACTGCTATTACGGGAGCGGTCTTTGCTTTCAATGTAATGCCAGCATTCCCAAGCGTAGGCGGTACTTCACCCGATGCACAGACCGTCAGCTTCTCATTCACCGTTGTCGGCACACCCACCGAGACATTCAGCTAAGAGATAGGACATCAGGAGCATGAAGTTAGGACTTGAAGTGACTTTCAATTCAGGCGAGTCGGTATCGGTAACGGTACTGCCGCCTGAATGGGTCAAATGGGAGACAAAGACAGGTCGCAGGATCACAGACATCAAAGGAGACAATCTTCTCGGAATGACTGATCTTGCTTTTTTGGCGTATCACGCAATCAAGCGTGAAGCGGCAGGCAAGCCATCACTTCCGTTTGATACCTGGATCGAGACTGTGGCAGACATAGATGCGAGCCCACTAAACCCAAAAGTCACGGCGGCGGATCAGTCGGGCGGCTAATTGTCGAGCTGGCGATCGCCACAGGAATTCCGATGTCTGAATG